CTCAATAAGTTATCAGAGCACACTGATGACATTCGTGCTGTTCTTCCTACTTCAGTACGAAAACCTTCTTCACTGAATAAGATCGTAGGACATCTTCATTGTGATGTTGATGAAGATCTCGACCCTTCTACTTTTCCTGGTGGTATTAGTGCCGTAAAACAATATTGGAAAGTAAAAAATACTTCAAGATTTGCAATAGGAGTTGGTGAAATTCCTATGATGAGAGAACATCCTGACTTTGAGTTTCTTCCTTACGAAAGAAGAGATGAAGCAGATGTATTTGTTGGTGAGTATGGTTGTGGACCCAGTGGTAGAGTCAAAACAGAGAACTTTACTCACTATGCAAAGGGACATCACTTTATCAAAGTAAGAGATCCTAAGGTAGTGGATAATATGGTAGAATTTGCTGATAAGTTTAGAGAAGCAGCAGGTCAATGTAATGGTCGATATCATTTTGGAAAGAATGATTTGATCTCAACCTATATTAAATGTATTGAAGAACGAGATGGCAAAGAATAAACATAATATGGATGTTGGATCTACGATTGAGAGATCTGACGAAAGAATTAAAGTAACTCAAGAAGTATTCACTCCGATGGAACTTGTTGAGAGTATGGTGAATGATATTGATATTAAATTACTACAAGATCCAGAGAGTACTTTTATCGACAATTCTGCTGGATGTGGAAACTTTTTGATTGCTCTCAAGAAAAAACTGCTGGAATATCATACTGAAGAGCATATCTTGAATCATATGCTATACGCAGTAGAGATGATGGAAGATAATCATAAAGAACTGTGCGCTAATCTTGGTGTTGATACAACTCATCCACATTATGTTTGTGCTGATGCATTAGAGTATGACTATTCTTTTAATGAAGAAGTTGGTTTAGAAGACCATGGTCTAGGTAAGATACCAAAACCGAAGGACTACACTCCACCAACACCCAACACGGATCCCAGCGAAGCATCCTTAGATAAGTTTCTCTGATCAGTGAGGGGTTGACTAGGCAGCAGATCCATCGTATATTGTATGAGTGGTTGAGGGATGCCTCACCACATTGCACACTGCATTAATTAACTATGACTGATAAAGGATTTGGCGACATTAACATTCCTAGTGACTACATGCCGCACCCAAAAACAGCGGATGAATGTCAGAGTATGGTTTCCAAGATTCGTGGATATGCTCGCCCTGGATACAATTCGTGTAAGTATCTTTATACCACATTTGTGAATACGAAAGATATTCGTATCAAGAAGAACGTTGGGCGAAAGCGTGGTAATGACTCTAAGGTTCTTTCCACTGTAGAGCGTACCCTTGAAAAGGGATACAAGATTGGTAAGGAACCTCCTATCATGCTTCGGAAGGATGATGGTGATCTTCCTGAATACTTGATCAATGGTAATCACCGTTGGTTGTGGTACTCTGCCAATGGGTATGAATACATGATCGTTGATGTGTATGAACTCAACGATGGTTATGATGAAGGTGATGTTATGGATGAAGTTGGTCTTCTGCACCAACCTCAACCCGACGGAACCGCATCCAACTACGATGACTACAAGGCTCGTGGTATTGACTGGGTTAAGCGTCAACAAGCAAAGAAAATTGACGTTACTCAAGAGATGGTCGATGAATGGGTTGATACTTTTGCAATTCATGAAACTGCACTCAATAAGTACAATCTTAAAAAGAACATCTTCAAGCAAGAACTACAAGATTCTTTCTTGACCAACTATGATCGTAAGCGAGCTATTCGTTTCTATTCGAACTGTGGTCTTGAAATTCGTGATAGTGGTGAGCAAGTTACTACTAAGACTGTAGATCGTTTGTTTGAAGCAAGTCAAAAGGTTTGGTTGCGTGACTTCTGGTCCACTTTTGTTGCAAACGCTGCAAAGGGAATCAAGACTCGCCTCAACTTCTATGTGAATACGAGTAACATCAACACTGCCGATCAGATTGAGATTCTTATCAACAATCGATTGGATGAACTTGATGATATTCTTGACAACACGGCAGAAGTTTTCAAGGATAGCACGGTAGATCTGCGTGATTTTCTTATCCTTGGTTTCCGACCTCCCCAAATCGTTGACACCGACACCTATGATTCTCTGATTCCTATTCAGAATACCAAGAAGACTGAATCTCCTGTTAAGTATCAGACTGCCAATCTTCTTGAACTGACTTATACAATTCTTTCTCAAAACTTTGCTCCTAAGCAAAACTTCACGTCACAACAAGCATACGATCTAATTCGCACGTATCGCTTTGCTCTCAGTAACTTCAAGAGTGAAAAGAGCTATCGTGGAACAATTCTTGCCGAACTTCAATCCCTACGGGATGATGGGCGAGTTTATTTCTATCCCAATCAGCGTGGTCTTTATCACCTAAACTGATCTAGGACCAATATGAGAACCGTCCACTGGGTTTCCTGGTGGGCGGTTTTCTGCTATAATAGTCCCATACGCGATGAGATCTGTGATGCAACTCCGTCCCCACCAGCAAGATGCTCTGACCGCTATGCTGGCGCACGACAAAGGACAGGTCATCATCCCCACGGGTGGTGGTAAGACCATGTGTATGATCAAGGATTCTCAGGAGTATCTTGATGCTTGCGATCGTGGTATCGTAGTTGTAGTTGCTCCTCGCATTCTTCTTGCTGAGCAACTCTCTGCTGAGTTCCTTGAGTTTCACACTGATGTTGCTGTGATGCACGTTCACAGTGGTGAGACTCATCACTTCAGCACCACTCGCCCTGCTTTGATTCGTAACTGGAGTCAGCAAGCATACCGCAAGCAACTGATCTTCACTACCTATCACTCTCTTCCTCGCTTGATGGAAGCAGAGATCAATGTCGATTGCATTTACTTTGATGAAGCGCATAACTCGGTCCAACGTAACTTTTTCCCTGCTACGGAGCACTTCTCTTCTACTGCTACTCGCTGCTATTTCTTCACTGCTACTCCTAAGCATTCTCTCACTGTTTCCAAACCTGGGATGAATGATCCTGAGGTTTATGGTAACGTGATCTGTAATGTTCCTGCTCCTAAGTTGGTAGAGGAGGGTTACATTCTTCCTCCTAAGGTTGTTGTCAAGCAACTGGACATGGTTCAGGACAAGCAGATGATTGCTGACCGTGATTCTCAGAACCTGCTGGATACCATCGATGACAATGATCTGGGTAAGATCCTGATTGCTGCTCGTTCTACCAAGCAGATCATCAAACTGCTCTCTGAATCTGATTTCCGCGAGCAACTTGCCGAGCGTGGTTACTCCTGCATGTATATCACCAGCAAGACTGGTGCCATCATCGATGGGCAGAAGGTTGATCGTGAGTATTTCTTTGATACTCTCAACGCTTGGGGCAAGGATCCCTCTAAGAAGTTCGTGGTGCTCCATCACAGCATCCTGAGCGAAGGGATCAACGTGAGCGGTTTGGAGGCAGTTCTGTTCATGCGTAACATGGACTACATCGGGATCTCCCAGAGCATTGGGCGTGTGATCCGCCTAGGAGGCGCTGAGAAAACGTTTGGTCTGGTTTGCGTGCCCGTCTATGATAAGGTGGGCATCAGCACCGCCAAGAGCGTTCAGGCGGTGGTAGACACCGTTTTCAATCAGGGTATGCCTGCAGTATCGGTGGTCCGCCGCTGATACTGGCACACTCACCACAATTTCCTCCCATTTCTCCAGTATAATTACAAGGTAATCAAAAAACCACCATGATCTGCGAAGTTAAACTCTACGTTGCTGGTAAAGTCTTCACTGAAACTGTTCATGCCCGTGACTATCAGGAAGCACGTCAAGTAGCACTTGCTCGCAATCCTAATGCCCAAGTGATGGGTGTCACTGCTAAGTTTTGATGGCAAAGTTCCAGAAACCTTTCATCGATCGTCCTGGTATTCTTGATCCAATACCAGGAGATCCGCAAGGTTATGTAACAAATGATGGAATGTGGGCAGCAGTGCCTATAATAGGTTGTAAGGCATTTGCCATCATTCACCATGGTTCTGTTGTCCATGAGGCACGGAACTATACTTCAGCAAAGAACTACATTCTTAAGGAAATCAAAAAATCCAAGAAGAAGTAGTTTAAATAATACAAACAGGGAACAATTCATGGACAAACACACAAAACGAAAGGATGCTTTCTACATCTTTTATGAAAGTGTTCTCAAACCAGATCATGAGTTGAGGCAGTATGCTCATGAAGAAGAGTGTTTTCATGAATTGATGGAGTGGCGAGGAGAGATCATAGAGTATCTTGATCGCCGCAGGAATCAGGAGTTTGGTTGATGGACTCTCACTACATACTGTTTGCACTGTTCGCAGTGGCAGCGTATTTCATCGTAACTGATGAGAGCGTTGCCGCTGCGTTTTTTTATGTCACAAAGTTAGTAAAACAATACACACAAAGGAAGTGGTGGTGGTTATTACACAATCCACGCAATCCTGTGGTAAAATATTTAATATATCGTCAATCTTTGAAGATGGCTGAGAAGATAATGGCGGAAATAAATACCAAAGAGGAGTCTAAGGACTGATATGTTATCAACTCAGTATCGTCTTCGACTTGAAGGCATTTGTAATAAGATTGCCTTACAAGAACAAGTAAGTCTTGAAGATATGGTGTGGGCAGAGAAACTTGCTAAGGCAAATACTTCTGCTAGAGAGATGCTTAAGAGAGCAAGAGGTCGTGCTGCTAACCCTGACATGGTTGAGGGTAGCATGGACGACTTCATGAATAAGATGGGTTTGGGTGATCCAGATCCATCAAATCATCGCACTGGTTTTGGTAGTGCTGATGAAATAGTAGATTGGTTCAACCAAGATAAACCAGATGATTGGAGGCAAAGGGATTGACAGAAACAGCAGTAATTTATTCTAACGGAAGTCAAGAGTGTGAGCGTATTGGTATGCTCCTGAAAGCACTGGGTGGTGAGTTTCATGAGTATAAACTGGGAGAACATTTCGACCAAAAGGCATTCCGCAAAGAGTTTGGTGAAGAGGCAACATATCCACAAGTTGCCTATGGTTCAAAGCACATTGGTAGCATGAAAGATACTCTACACTTCTTATGTTCTGAAGGGATTATCTAATGACCTACGAGCAGTTTATTCACAAAGGTACAGAGTTTTACATGAATATGGTAAAACTCATTGATATAAAACTCATGTATCGTATGGAATTGACTGATGATGAGAAAGAGATCAACGATCACATCCTAGAGTTTCAAAAGCAGGTAAAACTAACTGAGTTAAGAGATAAGTTCGAAAAGTGTTGGGAGGTTGATGAATGAAACAATCACTAATCCTTGTTGCTTGTTTTTTACCACTTGCTGTGATATGGTTGGTAATGAAACTTTCGTTATGGATCGCTGCCGTCAACGAAGAGCAAACTTATGTCAGAGAGGACTCCAAACGACCACACGGACCCTACGTGGAAAATGCATATGGAGACGTTGATGAAGAAGAAGAGAATTATTGAAACTAAAGAAATTATTGAACAGGCACTCTGGGAGTATTACTTTGAGAAAGGACTCCCTGTACCTAAATGGAGAATGGAAAAAGACCCCCAGTGGTGGATTGATTACTTGAAAGAACTTGACAATGAAGACCAGAACCCCTATAATAGATAGCAAATACACTATCGTAATGGACTATCGACCCTATTCGCCAGAATGGCACAGGAGACGCTACCTGAAGGAGGCACTGGATAAGTATTTTGATGATTATGTGGATACTGATATTATCCGTGAGGATATTCTCAGTATCCTGTCAGAACGTTCTGACAAAGCATACGAAGAGTTTATGCGTATCAACGAACTTGAGAGAGCACTACAGTGAGGGACAAGATAGTTTTTGTCCTTCCATTCTTTCAAGTTATCATTGCACTGGTAACTCTTTCTAAGATACCAGAACCACCCCCACAATACATCTGTGAGCAGGGTAGAGACACTTATGGTAACGCATATCCAATTATTGTCTGTAATCCACAATGAATAAATCAGATACAAACTTGAGTGAGTTTATTCAAGTTGAGAGATCTATTATTCCTTCATTTGTGTGTGATTATCTTGTGAGTGAAACTGAAAAGCGTGAATGGCGCACTCACAAGTGGTATAGTTATGGGAAAGATGAATACAGTACAGATGAAGATAAGAACCACTATATTCAAAATGCCTCTCCTGATTTGCAGGGAATGCTAACCCCTATCATATCTCAGGTGTTGAATAATTATAGTTTAAAGAATAAGTTTTCGTGTAAAAAGATAGACTCTATTACCAGTAAGTTTTCTAACATCGTCTTCAATAGGTATTCTCCTGGACAGATGTTGGATCAACATCAGGACCACATTAATGCTCTGTTTGATGGTAGAGAGAAAGGTATTCCCATATTGAGTTTGATATTAAATCTCAATGATGACTATGATGGTGGAGAACTATTCTTCTGGGATGATTATGTTGTCCCCCTTAGAAAGGGAGATATTGTAGTATTTCCATCACTATTTCTCTATCCTCATGGTATAATGGAAGTGAAGAGCGGAAAACGCTACAGTGCAGTTAGTTGGGCATGGTAACATGAGAACAGTTCTAAAGATCGATGATGATGGTATTCTAACATTCCCTCCCGAGATGCTGGAAACCCTTGGATGGAAGGAGGGAGATGTGCTACAATGGATTGATAACAACGATGGTTCTTTCCAACTGAAGAAAGATGAAGGGGATTGATTATGGAGATGATTACTAATGTCTGAAGAAAAACAGTATTCCAAGTATCGACTTGACCAACTTGCTAAAGAACTAAATGGTAAGTGGTATCATCAAACTGTATCAAACAATCGCACCGAATACAAGAGGATTGTGATAGAATATGGAACTAAGCGAAAAGGCGAAGATCTATAGGAATGTTTGGTCTTGTGCTTATCAACGTAGACACATGTATCGAAAGTCTGATAGATACTACCGTGAGCATGAAACCATCCTAATGTGCCTGAATATGAAAGGTGCTAAGTGGTGGGAATTTGACACTGAAAAACCAAAGTACTACACAAAATACCAAGAATGATGTCTGACAAACAATTCACTGATCAGGAACTGGAATTAATGATTGATGCTATTTGGAAGCGTCAGCATCATTTCATCGCTGGAGATAGACGATACAAAGAATATGGTGCTATACTAGAAAAGTTGAGGGAGCAACTCCCATACGATTTCACAATCTACGAGCATAGGTAATGGATCACAACGAAGAATTTCCGTTCGACGATTTTCCTTGGAAACTAATTTACAAGGATCGAAATGAGACTCGCAAGTGTTACTTTCAAACCGAAGAGCATAGAAAGCAACACATGGAAAAATACAAACTAAAGAAAAAAGACGTCAAACTCAGTTACAAATTTGAAAATGAGTAATCCTATTTCATTCGTAAAGAATACTCGAACAACCTATAGTATGCAGTATCGTAGGAACGTTACTGAAGTATTGGTCCAGTTTGACGATGAGGATCCAGCATGGATCCCTATGGATACTCTAGAAGCAATGATGAAAACCCTGCTCACCATCAAAAGTGAAATTGCAGGATAATGTGAAAGTAGTGGCAATGTTGGGCTTGCTAATGCTCAGTGTTGCTGCTATAATCGTCGCAGGTTACATCCACGGCGATATGCACTTCGCCAAAGTATTGGAGCACTTAAAGAAATGACACAACGCACATTCACTGGTAAAACTGGAGATGTATGGACTTGGGAAGAAACTCCCGAGGTTCTGGCAGCACTAAAGCAACTCCATAATACCTCTGTCAACAACAGAGTTAATCGTCCTCACGATTATCCTGGTCCACTGTATGCTCCCCACCCAGACCTTAAGAAAGATGCCTGAACTTACACATCACCAGTGGAAACTTATCTTTACTGCTGTTAGAAAGTATCAGATGAATCATCCACAGTCTGTACCTTGTTATAAGGGAATGTATCACGATCTATCATACATTCTTGATGTACTTTACCCTTATGCTTATTCTGAAACTTACTTAGATGAAACTATTAACACTTGAAGACTATCAAAAGGCAGGAGAAACATTCTGGCCAAAGTATTGGTATGTCGCCAAAGAACTGGGTGAAGATGCTAAACCAGAAGACATTCTAAAAGTAATGGAAGCAGTCGGTGGTGTAGCACTCAAACTAGCACTGGAAGAAAAAGAAGGACCTTTTGGATTTAATAAACACAATGAAACAGTCGGACCCGATGAGTGCTGAAAAGAAACTGATTGATGATTGCTTTTATGTTGTAAAGGCACGATTTCTCTGGCACAGTTATGACAAAGAGAACAATGGTTTGGTTTCTGCACTAGATGAAAAAACTTGTATTCATATGACAAGATTCTATCTTAAAGGACTGCAAGAAGGATGGGATGACAAAACCAGTCGTGTTGTAAATAGTGGAGTTGTTGGTGGTAAGTTGTAATGCTATTCAGGATCAGAGTATTTTTGTGGTCAATAGTAGCAGAACTTGAATATCGTTTATACCCTTGGGTAGAAGAGGCACCACCTAAAGATATTGCTCAAAAGTACAATCTTCCTGAACCAGACTTTGATAGAAACTTGCACTATGATTGGATAATGTCTCACGATCAAAAGATTGCTCGTCTTCAGGAAGAAATGATCTGGGTTCAGAGGGAAATTCATAAACTTAACGTCGAATTGAAGACTCATGGCTAAACAAAATCCTTATTGGTTCTTTCAAAAGTGGGGTATCGAACAATCTTCTCCACTTGAAACTCTTGCTGAGAAAGTAGAACAACTAGAAGAACGTATCAAACTCATCGAGCAAGAAATGGTTGGGCAATCTAACGCTCTCTATGAGTGTTGGAACTCTCTTGATGCTCGTATAGATATCCTAGCAGAACATAAGACTGATGTATGAAGACTTGGACAACTTTGAGAAAGCACTGAGTCACTTTGGCACTCGTGTTGATATGATTTGTGCCATGGAAATGGGTGGAAAAATTGATGCCGAGACAGCATATCAGAATATCAAAATAGAACTCAGAGAGTTGAGAAAAATTCGTAAGAGTTGGAAAAAGAATAACGAAAAGTGCGATGATCGTTAATTTAATCGTTGTTGATGACTTTTATGATGAAGTTGATTCTGTCAGAAAGTTTGCGCTAGAACAACCTTTCGAAAGGTATGGAAATTACCCAGGAAAAAGAACAGAAAACTTTCTAGGTGACGTACTAAAAAATCGTATTCAATCAATTGTTGAACCATATGCTGGTAAAGTTACTGATTGGAATGAAGATATCAGTTATACTGGATCGTTCCAATTAACAACTTCTAATGATAAAAGTTGGGTACATTCTGATACTATTGGTAATTGGGGTGGAGTTTTGTTTTTAACGCCAGATGCACCCCTTTCTGCTGGAACTGCTTTCTATAAATCAAAACTTGATGGATCTTTAGGGTATCATGATTACTTCAAATGGAAGTACTATTCCAAAGATAATCCTGGAGTTCGCAACGACATTACCAAGTGGGAAAAAATTAATGAAGTTGGTAATGTCTATAACAGATTAATGCTTTTTAGATCATATCAATGGCATTGTGCCTTAGATTACTTTGGACAAGACAACGAAACTGGTAGACTAACACAAGTATTTTTTCTTAGGACTGAGAAATGAAAGACACTCTTAAAATTTCACAAAATGAAGACGGATCCTTCACAATGGACTGGGATCCACAAGACCCAAAATGGTCCTGGATGAACCAGTTGACACAGAAGGAAATTCAGGTTATTATGGAGCAAGCAATCAAGGACTTCCTCGATGAACTCGAACGATCCCCGCAGTAGTGACTTTTCCTACAAGAAGTATTCTCTCGAACAACTTGATAACTGGGTGAATGATGCTCTGAGTTGTGAGGATCTCACTCCAGAAGACATCTATAACACTATCGTAAAGTGTGTGAATGATAGTGTAGAGTATCACAAGAAGAATCTCACCAAGAGTGTAGAACTTCTTTCACTTCTGAAGGGTCATCGTCCAGTTGAAATTGATACATCTCTTGATGATGTTAATGGTTGGGATTATGATGCGGCAGGTGGAAAGTTTCCCAGACCAACTAAAAAAGATTGGGTTGATTTCTGGGAAGAAACATATTATCCAGAAGAGCACAAGCAGTACACTGAAGAAGAAATGAATGCGATGTGTGATGCTGCTGAAGAGAAGGAAAAAGAGAGGTGCCGTGAGTATAATCTGCGTGAAGCAGAATATTATACCAAACGTGCCGAACTTGATGCTCGACACTCTGAGCATTGGACCAATCCTGGTAGAAATAAAACATATGACCAAATGGTTGCAGAAGGTTGGACTATGACGGCTGATGGTTTTTGGATTAAAGAAACTGACAAAGGTGTGGCAAGTGTTTCTGCGAAACCAGATCCTTACCTTGAAACTGTCAAGGCAGCAGGTGGTTATGAATGGACTCCTAAAGCATAATGTATACTCTTAAACTTCTTGCTCCACTTGTTGTAGCAATGTGTGCTGAAGGTTTGACTACAGGACAGGGTGATCATTGTGTTATTGACAATAGACCACCAAATGTAGTAAAATACTATGAACCTGGGAAGTCCTGCTATGTAAATGGAACTTTCTATAGTAAGTGTGAGGATCGTTTGAATGGCGCTATCTGAGTCAGTTGAGAATAGTTTGAGAGAGGCTGAGGCGTCTCTTCGTAATGCTCTGGCATTTGCTGCCAGACAAGAAAAGCCATTCATAGCAAAGAATATTGCTGATATGGTGATGCAAATTGACAATTTGATCAGTGCTGATGCCCTGATTGATAAAATTGAAAATCGTAAAGATGGGGACTCTGGATTCTTTGGAACCATGTTTGGAGATTAACCTCTGTAACAGCAATCCCAAAGAAAATATTAAATTTCTAGATAGTTGTGTTATAGAATGCTAACATTGGGTTACATCGCAAATCACTCATGACTCTCGCAAAAACTGGAACTGAAGTTCTTACAAAAGACGAAATTGATGAACTAAATGCTCTAAAAGAGGCGATTACCTATCGTCCAGCATCAGTTTCCGCTCAAAAGATGGAAAAGTTTGCTGAGTTGATGGTTCGATCTCTTGGGGGAAAAGAGTCCAACTTCTCTCAATCAAAATAAATAAGTATTATCACGATACAAAACATGGAAAACATCGACAAACACATTCAGAAAGATGAGGAACTTCTGGGTGATCCTACTATTTCACCACAGTCACGCCGACATACTGAAGAAGAGTTAGAAGCACTGAAAGCATATAAAGAAAATCATCCTGAAGATGATCATGATCCAAATGCACTTGAGTTGTATTGTGACACTCATCCTGATGCAGCAGAGTGTAAAATCTACGATGATTGAGACAGTTTAATAAGTGACACATGGGGGAAGTTCTACCAAGGACTTCCCCTTTATAATAGGTAAGTATTGGATGAATCCGTGACCAGTATTAAACCCAAGAAATTCCCACCTAAACTGCTTGAGGTTCTTGAGTTCTTGAATAAAGTCAAGATCAAAGTCAGTGAAAGTCATGAAGATGGGCGTGTGAATAGTATTGATGACGAAAGTACTATCATTGACTTACTGATTGAGGAATATGGTAAAGAGAATATTATCAAACCACCTGCGCGTTGGTGGTGGGATGTCAAAATCTTTGAGTACTATTTCAACCTTAAGTCGTCTGCTTACGGAACTGCTGCTGATAACTTCTCTTCTAAGGCGGCAATTTTGTATGCTCTGACTGATTTACCTGAGGATAAGTTGAATGTATCTTCGTGGAAGAAGTTTCAAGATGCTCTGATAAACCATGGTGGTAAAGAGAACAATCGTGATTATTATATCTTCTCTTTGAATAAGAAAAACAACGAGGTTCATCTCACTTCACTCAAGTCTCTTAGCAAACTCACTCCCAACGGAAATAATCTCCCCTTTCAAATTAAGTGGGCAGATAATACCACACCAGTTGATCGTACCTATCGACAAGCATATGATTTTCTGGTAGGATGTTATAAAGAATCTGTACGACGTAAAATCAACTCGCATGAAGGTTTTGAGCAACTCTGATTTACAACTAGGTAACTGTCTGGAACTCATGAAAGAGATTCCAGACAAATCTGTTGATTTTATTTGTTGCGATCCCCCATACGGTACTACCAGCATCAAATGGGATGAAGTTTTGGATTTTAATGCCATGTGGGAACAATATGGCAGAATTATTAAACCGAAGGGTATGATCTGTCTGTTTGGTTCTCAACCATTCTCCGCACAGTTGATATGCTCCAATATCAAGTGGTTCAAATATGAATTGGTTTGGAATAAGAATAAATGTGGATCTCCTGGTCTTGCTAAGTATAGACCAATGAAAACACATGAAAATATTCTCTTGTTTGCTAAAGAACCTGGTGGCACATATAATCCACAAATGGAGAAGGGAGATCCATTTAAGAGAAAGAGTAAGAACCCAGAAGGATATGTGAGTAAAAGAAATCCTCATGGTTATGGATTGAAACCAGTAAAAGAATTTGAGAACAAAGGAACACGATATCCAAAATCTATTGTTAATATATCCAGAGATTTTAGTGCTCAACAACAAGTTCATCCTACACAAAAACCAGTACCATTGATGGAATGGTTGATTAAAACTTACTCTAATGAAGGTGAAACTGTCCTCGATAATTGTATGGGATCTGGTTCTACTGGTGTTGCAGCACTAAACTTAAACCGAAAGTTTATTGGTATGGAGAGCGATCAAGACTATTTTGAGATTGCTAAACAGAGAATAGAGAATGTGACAGTTGAGCAAGTGACACAGGGAGATTCGAATCCCCTGGTGGATGCCTTATACTAACTTCAGAAGCGAACCCTCCTAGCGAAACCACCCGACAACGGGATAGGTCATAGGTAAGATCCTTCACTTGCTCTAACAACCAGCATACTGCTGGAAATGAGGGAACTAGGGGCACCCTCACCCACACATTACTTCAGTACAATGGCAACCCGTGCTCGCATCGGTCTTGAACTTAAAGATGGTTCTGTGCTCTCTGTTTATCACCACTGGGACGGTTATCCTGAGTGGTTGGGTCGCATCCTGAAGACTCATTACAATGGTAAGTCTCTTGCTTCCGAACTGATTGACGGTGGCGATATGTCTTCCTGCTGGACTGATGACCGCTGGGATGATACTGGTGTGGTGGGAGTTTATGGTCCTCAATACTACTCCCAGCGTGGTGAGAATCTCCCTCCCCGCCTTGATAAGGACCTGGGTGAGTATCTCCAAAACAGCGAAGAGTATTCGTATGTTTATACTCAACTGAGCGGTTGGTTGTGCTATGATACCTGTTCCTGGCGTGAAACTTACATGGAAGGTCAGGAAATCCCTGATGGAGCACTAGCGGTTTAGACCGCACTATGCTACAATAATCAAACCACTTGAGGATCTTTCATGGACTTGTCTGAACTGATTGACGAACTTAGGGAAATCAAAATCTATGAAACCGATCCCAAAGATTGGATGGGTGTGCTTGAAGAAGATGACTACTGGGAAGTAGAAACTGAACTTGTTTATTGAGGAATTATTATGCTTGAACTGGATGACATGGAACTGTTTCAACTACAGTTCTGTATGCAACAAACAAAGAGTCAAATGATGATGGGTGGAGAGATCCGTCGCCATGCTTCTATCACTCAAAAGATTGAAGAAGAAATGGAACGCCGTAAGAGTGCTACTGGAGCATACACTAGGGAAGGTATTCTACGTCAGTTAGATGAAGACATTAAGCGTTTATCTAATTGAGTGATTTAAATTTATGACTTTCATCATTGACATTCAACCTACGGACATGGTTGAAAATATTGACCAAGATGCATTGCGGATGTTTTTAGATGAAAATGATTACAAATACTTTACCAATAATAGAATACATGTAATTAGATTTTTACCTAGTGGTGACGAAAATCAAGAAGTTAGATATTATTGGACTGGAGAGGAATATACTAGGAGACTTGTAGATGATGATGTAACCTTTACTTGGATTCAAGAAAAAGGGTGTTACAGAAAAGATCATAAAGAATACTACGTCTATATCAGTGTTGGTGAAGATGGAAGACTTTATGTTGGAAGTTACACCCATTACTCCTATCAATCTAATTCATTTGATAATGATGGATATTATGGATCATTCACAGACAGAACATTCAAACCAGTTAAAAAAATCAAAGTATGTGAGTGTTCTTCTAGGAATGAAGCATACGAAAAAGAACGTCAACTTCAAATTCTTCTAGGTGTGGACTCTAATCCAGATTTTGCAAATAAGCGTATAGAATCTATGATTGTGTCCAGTTGAATAGGTGGCACAGAAGGCGCTGAAACGCCCCCATATGCCCCTATAATACGTTCATACGCAAGCAACCGATGCCTACCACCTTCGCTGATTACGTCGCCCAGCAGGATGCCCGTAACACCATCGAACTGAATGTTCGCAAGTGGTCCCTGATGCTCTGTGATGCTCTGCTGGACAACTTCAAGTCCCGCAATGGCAATAGCAGCAGCGATTACAAGTTCTACATTGAGAGTGGTCGTAAGTATCACAAGATTGTCATGGATGCTAACGGTTCCCGTTCGGTTCATGCCTTCATTGATCGTAAATCTGGTGAAGTGTATAAGTCTGCTTCCTGGAAATCTCCTGCCAAAGGTGTTCGCTACGATCTGCGATTGATCGAGCAGCGTGAATGGTTGCTTGCCAATGCTGATTGGGCGGGTGGTTATCTGTACGCTCGATGATATACGTTACTATCATCCTTGCTAGTGTTGTATGGGCAGCACTAGCACTCTTTTCACCCTGGTTCAATCATCTTGACGACACAGAAAAATGATCTTCCCCAAAGAACAACTAATCGAAGCACTCTTCAACGAGTATGTCTGGTTATGCCATGATGATTATGATCCTGATGTGGACATTGCCCCAGAGGATTATCTCATCATGCTGAAGGATATGACCTATGATCAATTAGTTGAGGAAACTGATACTGATGAACACTTCTCTCTCATGGATTATGTGGAGGCATGGGGATGACAAGAACCCATAAACTTGTTTTCATTGGTTCATTTGTTTGGTTCTTACACTGGGGACAATGTCTTACATTATCGCTACTGGATACGGTTATCCTAAAATCACCTGTGAGGATGTTACCTCTTGGTTTTTGAATAAGTTCTTTCCGCGCCATAAGATTACGGTGGAGATTGTTCATCGTGGTCTGAAACGTGAAGGTGTGAATGGATATTGTGATGTTGTGGGTGAATCTTATCGCCCACGGCACTTCCTGATTGAACTCGATACCTACATGGATCGGGACACGTATATAAAAACTCTTTTTCATGAACTGACCCATCTGGCACAGTGGATACGTGGTTCCCTGCGGTTTCGATACGGAAAATTGTGTTATTCTAAACAACCCGTAGAGAATTGGGAGTATTGGTATCAACCACATGAAATTGAGGCACGGGAGGAAGAAGAAAGGTTATTTGAGATGTACCTGATGGAAACGGTGGGTGTGCCACCTGCCAAGGTGGTCCAGTTCTTCCCGAACCGCTGGCGGGAGGCAGTATAATACTAAGGTAATCAACGGAGCACCACATGCAACTCACTGCTAAGGGCGGCAACATGGTTGTTGACTTCTATCCCGTTAAGTTTGCGGACGGTACGATTCACTCCCGTCAAATGCTCAAGATTGTTACCTTTATGGGTGGCACTCAATCCAAGTCGATGATCAACAAGCGCGACATGGAGCGTGAGATTGATTCCCGTGTGAATGGTTATGGTTATGAGGTGACTGGTTTCAATGAGATCCCTCAACTGTTTAACTCTGGTTTAGTTTGTGCCTGCTAAGGCGCATTTTAATGTTATAATATAAGAGGTATGAAATAATACTATGATTGAAGCAGAAGTAAAATTAAACGTACACGAAATCGGTGTCATTCTATCCGCACTACAGTTATTAGAAATGAGCGAAGAAAAGCGCATTGCCAGAGAATATGGTAGTGCTTCAACACTGTATAGCAAACTCAATGCGCTCATGGAACAGATGGACACTTCGCAAACTGGCATCAGGGAGTTTGAAGAGGCATCATTCTAGCCTATAATAAGAGCATCGACAGGGAGATCCCCATGAACGACACCGAACTCCGCGAACTTCGCCAGATCATCCTGGGAGAGGTTGAGGACATGGACATCGAAATGCTCAAGCGCATTGCCTATGAGTGCCGTTGTGAAGAGAACGGTATCTATCCTGATCAAACCTACATTCGCTGGTGATTCTGTAATGCTCAAGACTAACGTTCTTAAAGTGATTGGTGAAACCTCCAAGGGTATCACTCTCACCAGATCTCAAAAGTTTGAAGTCTTCTGTAATGTGTGTGACAATCTACTAGCAGAAGGTAGGATTACCAAAGCCCAACACAATTCCTGGACCAACGTATTCTAATGAAACTATCTGACCGTTCCGTTCCTGCTGGAGTTCGTTACAAGAAGGCAGGCAATCAAAACAAAACCACCAGTCGCAAACTTCGCCGCCAATGTTCTCCCAAGAAGACAAAGAGTTCATCAACTTTCTCTTTGATAAACTCACTCAACACGTAGACACTGATATGATTGATCTACAGGACGATGATTCCTGTGATGATCACCTCCAATTCAATCAACTCTCTTTGTTCTAATGAAACTCTCCCATTCTTCTGTTACCAAGATTGCGGATGCACTTAAACCCACAATCATTGAGTATTTGATCAGTAGTGATAATGTCACTCAGGCACTACAGGATGGTGTTGCCGATGGTATTCGGGAGATTATGGGTGACATGGACGAAGATCTCTTCTTTGAGATTGGTATGCTAGTATTTGATCGCATTGAATTCAAATGAACGACGAAGACATCACTCAATTCCTTTCTGCATTTGAAGATTTCATGAATCATGCCGAAGAAAACATCCACTCCTATGAGCAGTGGAAAGAAGCAGAAGAATACACCAATCAGTTTTATGAAAAGAAAGCATCAGAGTTAGAAGTGACGGTTGATTACTACATGGCAGAGTTTCTATGAATGATAACCTCAATCGAGTCAAACATCCTGTACTTGGTGATGTAGTTTTCCATCGAATCACTGGTAGTGTTCCTGTAGAGAATCAGGATCGAATTGAGAACTTCCTGCTCCGTAATGAGCAGTTTCCCTGGAGTTTCAGTTCAACCACGATTACAGAGGGAACACGACCAGAATCACTGAATCAGTTTGGTGACATCAGTATTCTGAATCACATGCTGGTCATTGATGGGCAGACAAACTCTGAGTGTCTTTATCCGATGGGTAATGACATGGGGATGAATAAACTGATTGAGGACTACAATCTTTCTGGGCAACTGATCAGAGCACAGGCAAATTTATTTCTAAGAAGAGATAAGGTTGTTATACCGTGCCCACACATTGATTTTCAGAGAGTACGGCACCTGGTGATTCTTTACTATGTGAATGAATCCGATGGTGATACGATCTTCTACAATTTGTCTGATGGTGATGATCAACGATTGGATGAGATTGAAGAATGGAGAAGGGAATCACCTAACAGAGGTGATATACTAATCTTTGATGGACGAATCTACCACAGTCCGTCCTGTCCAGTGAATCATGAGTGTCGATCGACACTTAACTTTGACATGTTAATTCAAGAGGAGTATTGTGACTGAGAAAGAGAAACTAATCCTGGCACAGATGCAGGTTGATAATTTGTTGGTTTTATTGCGGGGTAATGCCTATGAGAACTACATGTGTGGTAAGTTGTACGGCATTAGTTATGAACTAAAGCGGCAGTTATCGCTATTGACAAACACTAATTACTATACTACAATCGAGGAGTAACTTACACACAACAATGAAATCAATCTACATTGTCGACTATTGGGTGCCATTCCCATCTTCTGAGTACGGCGGAGTCATTACACTGATTGCAGAGAACGATACAGAAGCATTTGAATTGCTTGCCGATGAAGAAGGATTTGATGATAGTTATAATCATCTGATTATGACTAATGTTGTCAAGGCACAGAAGTTCTCATTAGTTGATGACTATGAGTCTGGTATCATTGATGCTTTTACCACCTGATTAACCATGGAAAACGTTTATCGAATCGAAGAGTATTCAACGACAGGATGGTCACTGATTGATCATGATGCCGTTAAGATGCCACGTGCCATTGCCGAACAGCGTCTGAATCGGTATATTGAACTTGGTCACAATCCAGAGTATTTAAGAGTTGTTGTTGACAATGATCCCCAGTGATTTTCCCCACAAACCGCCAAAAGGTTACAAGTACAGAACGCTACAATTTAAACGTCATGTTATATCAATTTGGACTGTTCATCAGCGTGGGTTTACTTACAATGGTCACAGTGAATCTGCTTGTATCTGGGGATTCTACGATACAAAAACAAAGCAGTATTATGCGCCTATCAACTCCTCCAAGCAAGGTGATAAGGTAAGCATTCATTCTACCACTCCTTATACTGCAATGCCCTTAAATTTAAATCCATTAGAAGCAGCATTTGTATGAAGATCCAAAGAATAGCAAGTGCTCCAGCAGTATCACCCTATGCACCGTCCTGGGACTATTCCATTGGGCACGATGTTATTGATGATATTGATCTGAGTGTGCTGGCAAAAACTATTCTAAGGAAGGAAAGGTCAATTAAGAGGTTAGGTCTTTCTTATACTGCAAAGGGAGATGTATTTGATGGATATACTGGACTTGGGTCAAATAGTACAACATCACGATCGAACAGTTATAATGTTCTCACCTGGGGTACGGAAGAGACGAATCAACTGAAACGTAAGATCCTGGAGAATGTTGTTATTTACAATGGAGGACTTGGTCATCCTGTTCCTAATGAATTGTGGGTACAGTGTTGGGTGAATGTACTACGCTTTCGGCAACATATCAAACCACATTTACATTCGACTGAACCAACGTGTTATTTGAGTGGTCATTTTGTGGTACAGTGTGAAAAGACTGCGACTGTTTATATTTCGCCCGTGAATCAATTAAATGATCCATATGAGGTGACAATGGATAATGAACCTGGATCGATGACTATTTTCCCATCATATATTCCACATTATACGACACCACACAATTCGTTCAAACCAAGGATTACACTTGCATTTGATCTCTCACTTACTCGATCCACTGATAATTTTATTCGTTTGATATGAACAAATATAATCCAAAGGTTAATGATTATGTAAAGTGGAACAAAGGTAAGTTCAGTGTAGAGGGATGGGTGTATTTTACTGATAGTGTTTATATTACTATTGAGATTGCGACTAAACCAAAACATCCAGAAGATCTACCTAATGGAACATATCATAAGAAGGAAAGAACATTAGTTGTTTGTTATCCAGAATACTGGCATCAACTTGAATATGTAAAGAGTAGAGATAGTGTCTATGATAATTGTTGATCAGTTCCTACCACAGGACTATTTTGATAATCTGACACTAATGGTAGAAGATCTTCCTTGGTTCTATCATGACTGGAGTGTGTATAAAGGAGATAATCATCCACAGTTCTATCATCTCTTTTATTTTAATAATGAGGTAAGATCTAATCAGTTCTTTAAGTATGTGGAAGATGTTTATACTCGTTATGTACCAGATGCAAGTAAGCATACTCTTTATAGGATGAAGATGAATGCTACACCAAGAGAAGATGTATTGAAAGAGAAGACTTATCATGTAGATGTAGAGGATAAGAAACACAATGTTTGCATACTCTATATGAATACTAATGATGGATATACTGTCTTTGAACATAACCAACAGAGAGTACAGTCTATTGCGAATAGAGCAGTGATCTTCCCTGGTGAATATAGGCATACAGGAACCAATTGTACTGATGAAGGAGTCAGGATTGTATTGAATATTGATTATCTAATAAATGAATGAAAATTGTATTGATTTATACCAAATATAGTTAAATTAATTAAAAAAATACCTTTTTAAATATAAAGTCGTTGTTTATACCGTTCTCAATAAGTGTTCATTAATTGAGAATCAATAAGGTTTTATTGTTGAGAATAACCCTTATGAACCCCTTCTAATATCTTATAAATGCCTCTGAAACCCCCTGTCCTTATGCTCTCTAAAACCTTATAAACCCCTCCTGGTCTTGTGAGTTTAGCGAGCGTACCATAAGACGCGCAGTTTGTCAAGTCTGCCGCCCGCGAAATTTCCCAGAACCCACACAATTCTTATAAGACCCCTACGAGAATTATGTTACGAGAAACACACATTTCTCTACGAGAAGACATATATACTACTATGATCTCGACGAGAATAGGCGGGCATTATGGGCTTGCAATCTCGACGAGAAACACGTATAATATCTAAGCATCATACAAAATCTCGACGAGCTTATGTACGACGATTACGATCTCGAATACTCTTTTAGCAACGATTATAATCTCGACGAGGATACGTACTACGAGTATCATGCACAACGTGACGTAGATCTCGACGAGGAATACGCACATAATACGCAAGACTATGACACACTTGCGTATCGTCACTATGCATGATACAATGTAGCACACACGCACGAGAATCACATGCCTGCGACACACACAAAGCGTATGGTACGCGTCACACTAGATCTCATGTGTTATGATGATCTAGAACTAGAAGATCTCAACTGGCGAGATATCCTAGGACTAGAATGTGACGAAGATGTCCATGCTACCGTCAAGGAATTCGATATCGATTGGTGACTGTGCCGCCTTGTGGATTGGCACATTATATAAATCAGTACTAATATTCCATTCTCAATAATACTTTCTTATTGAGAATCGGAGCCGCCGCCTTGTGCCAATTGACGTGCTGGCACAAAGGTGATTGATTGTGTGGCAGAATGCCCTATTGTTCTCTCATGGCAATCCACAACTCCGAAATGTTTAACTCTGCCCTGGAATCTCTCCACCAGTTCTGTATCGAAATGGATGCTGATTGGTGCATGGTTTATGATTACATGGAAGCACAAGTTGGCACGCTCACTGAAGAGCAATGGGATCAAGTTGAGATGGTTTATTACAACTACAACATGGATACTCGTTACTGAGTATAACTAACTGCCCGCGAGTTCTTTATACTCGCGGCGGCTGAACCCCTGTGCCAGTTGAGAAGGTGGACCAAACCCCCTTGCGGATCGCCCGAAAATATTTTATGTTGGTTTCGTGGTTGAGAAACGCATTCTCCCACATCCAAATTCCTTTCACTCAACAACAATGGAACTGACCAAATCCTTCCCTCCCGCTGATGCTTTCGTGGAGATGATGACCGAGATTGATTATAAGAAACACTACAACACTTTCATGGATGGTGTTGAGATCTTCTGTGCATTCGTGACTGCAGTTGCTATCATCGTTGCAGAGAAGTGGCAAGAGCATAACATGACCGAACGGACTCAATTGTTCGTGCTTCGTGTCATCGAAGGTGCTAAGACTTTCTATGCTTGGGTAATGAATGTGTTCGTGCCTGAGTTTAAAGCACTGATCGAAGATATCCGTGCTCTGTATACCTACGTGCGGACGGTCTGAGAAGTGGCACAGTGGGGGTTTCGTGCCCCCCAAAATCGTGTATTGTATTCAAGTGTTCGGGAATTGACCCATGTTTGATGAACTCTGGACCGAGATTGCTGATGCTCCTGGTGAGATCTTTGACGTGATTGAGTATAAAGAAGAATGGGAGAAAGAAGAGAAGTTCAATGTAGAGAATTACATCAACTCTAACTACGATTACTGATGACAACTGTACTCCTTGGTTCGTTAATCATTCTCTGGTTCTTTGCCCCCAAATGGAAATGAATTACCAGGTCACTGACATTGAGTTTGACCTTGATTGTGATGCTGCTGATGAGGAATTGACTCCTGAAGATGAGAAGGAATTGTATGACGAAATCATTGGTTCTTTCTGGGAGGCAATAGATGGAGATGATTTAGTAGAAGAGATCACCGCCGCTACTGGTTGGTGTATCAAGTCCATCGATTACCGTCACGTTCTTAACTGAAACTCATGAACCGTTCTGAACTTCAAGATGCTCTCATTCAGCAGATGTTGGATGACATGGACCTTAAGACTATGACGTGCCTTTGTTATGATTACCTGAATGAGGGTTATGATAAGTATTCGGATGTAGAGTTGACTGAAGAGTGTAAAGAATACTACCCCGAATTGCTGGAGGAGTGATACAAACCGTTCGGGAGTTCTTTATACTCCCGTTTGGCTGCCCGACCAGTTGGCAAGGTGGCACACTAGGGGTCGTGTTCGTGCCGACCCCGTGCCTATAATGACTTCAGTTCGAAACGATCGCCGTGACTGCCTACGCTTTCTACCGTGTGGAACTTGACCGCGCTGACGGTACGACTGCCGTTGAATTCCGCAAGCGTCGCAAGGCAACCACTGCTAAGGGCATGGATCGCCAGCACAACAACGTGGTCAATAGCGTCATCGAGGAGATCCGTTACTATAAGATCGAAGGATGGAAGCGCCTGACCGTGACCCGTGTGCCAGCGAGCGAAGTGACCGCTCCCTACGCTCGCCTGGGGTGACCCGTGCCTATAATGACTGAAGTTCAAACGAAACGAAACCAAATGCGCCTTGACGTGATCTGCCCCGCTGCTCCCTGGGAGAACACTACCACCGACGCCGATCGGGCATGGGACCTCTGCTACTCCCTCTCTGAAGAGTTCGGATACGCTGAGGTCCGCCAGGACGGCATCGTGATCGGAGACTACGGCAACCCCGCCACCTTCCTGGACTGGCGGTGACAATTGAAGGGGTGGCACAGACCCGCTTGTGCTGCCCCCCGATCCCGTGCCATACTGACTTCAGTTCAAACGAAACGACTTCCATGCGTAAGATCGAACAGGAAATGAACGCTGCCATTTGTGACAACCGCAACTGGCAATCTGACAACACTGCTGTCGCTTACAACCCCGAAACTAACGAGTCGACAGTGTTCCTTCACGGTAACAAGATCGCCGTGGTTGGTGATGACTTCGTGCAAATCTTTGATGGTGGTTATCAGTCAAAGACCACCAAATCCCGCCTGAATGCTATTCTTTCGGAGCACGGAATCAAGGGCGAATGTGTAATCCAAAAGAACTTCAATTGGTTCGTTCATAAGTTCATCGGACAGGCAGGAACTTCTCCTGTTTACAATGAGTACGAATTCCAAGATGGATTCATGTTCGCATAACAAATAGGGGGGCATTCGTGCCCCTTTCTTTATACCGCGAAGCGGCTGCCCGACCAGTTGGCACACTGTCCACCAAACCCCCCAAAGCACCTCAGGACCTGCCATACTAAGCACATGCAAAACAAACACATCGAACACCCCGAAGACACCATCCTGACGGGTGACCTGAATGCTCTGGACTGGTTTGAGGCAGCAGGTACTCTCAGCGTTAAGATCGACGGCGCTCCCGCTATTGTATGGGGACGCAATCCTGCTACGGGTAACTTCTTCGTGGGCACCAAAAGTGTCTTCAACAAAGTAAAGATCAAGATCAACGAATCCCATGCTGACATTGATGCTAACCATCAAGGGGAAGTTGCAAAGATTCTTCACACTTGTCTTGATTGGTTGCCTGCTACAGACGGTATTTTCCAAGGTGACTTTATCGGATTCGGTGGACAGTCAGAATACACTCCGAACACAATCACCTATCAGTTCAGTGAAGTAATTGACCAGAAGATTATCATTGCTCCACATACCCGTTATGAGGCAAATGATGATCTCCGTGATAGTTGGGCAATCCCTCTGACTGAGAACTTGGGTAGCACAGACTTCTGTAAGTTCGTGAAACCTAAGGCACGGATCTTCAGTGGTGATTATGATACCTCTCTCCAATCCTTCAGTGACCTTTCTGAGGTGATTCAGTTTGCTAGACAAATGGCACAAATGGTCACCTTTGTTGATGAGAAGAAAGCAAAGCAAATCAAGCAGCAACTGAATGCATGTATTCGTGAGAATCGCCCTGTAGTTAATGACGACTTTGACTGTGATCCTAACCTGCTTGGATTGTGGGCACTGGTGAAATCTATTAAGGATGATGCACTCTATCTCTGCCGTAATGATGGACCTGCTGCTTACATCGGATATGATCAAATTGACTCCGAAGGTTATGTCTACTCCAATGAGTTCGGCACAATGAAACTGGTCAATCGTAAGCAGTTCAGTTATGCTAACTTCAACAACGCTAAGTTTAACAAAGAGGTGTGCCAGTGAGCGTACTGTCCACCCATGCTCCGTGGGCGGCAGAGTTGCCCCCTATAATAGGAGCATCGGAGGGAACCCCCACCGATCCTAAACTACTCACAACGGGCGATCAAGTCCGAGGAGAAACTAATGTCCACTCTGAATCAATTCTTTCTTGAGTGTCTGAATCTTAAGTACGCAAGCAACTCTCAAGACAACTCTCATCATGAGAATCAGGTTGAAGATCTTCTGAAGAAGTTTAACCTGACCTATGAATATCAACCCAATGGTATTCAAAACTCTCCCGACTTCCGTGTACACTACAACGGGAAGACTTATGACATTGAATGTAAGTCTTCGAAGCAAGCATATCCTACCTACAATGGAGGACTTCCTAAGGTAGGTGTCATTTATATCTTCAGCAGTAAGAAGTACAATGAGACGACAATCTTCTTTGCTGACGATGTAGTCTCTACTGCTAAGCGTGACCTCTATGCTGACTTCCTGGAGAAGCAAAATGCTCTGCTTCAGGAATACCGTTCGATGCCTGAATGGCAGGAGGATGAGAGAGGTTTTGACTTCTATTGTCGAGCAATGTACACTCAAAGTGGAGGCAAGTCTAAGACCGATTACTTCACTCACTCCAAGCGCGGTTACTGTGAAGATCGTGTGGTAAATTACGACTTCTGAGTTATACTCAGGTCGGCTGCCCGACCAGTTGGGGGACTGTCCACCAAACCCGCTAAGGACGTCCCCTGCCCACTTATACTGGTTTCATACCAAACGAACCCCGATGACCTTCGCTGTTCAACCCGCCTACTGGTCCAAGTTCGATCAGCACGCTTGCTGGTGGGCAGAGTCGATCAACCATGCCTATCGCATCGCTCAGTTCTGGGGTGAACCCTGCATGATCTGGATGTGCCCTGAGAAGGGAGAACCCGTCCGCTGGTGCCGCGCCGATGCCAACACCGACGCCATTGCCGACCTGGTGTTCGGGGTGGGCAAATGATCAAAGCACTGACCCGCTC